TGGATCTAAGGTGTAATGATGAGGAACTTTGGAAGGGAGATTTCATCAACAGGTGCTTGGAAGGTGATGAAGAGAAGGAAGTATGTCCGATTTGTGATCAAGACAAAGCTCTTAGTGTGGAATGTACGTTCAGATACTGTGAAAAACACTCTTTTTAAATAAATTTTATTGTGCTTGGTTGCTCTGAACAATGCCAATGAATTCAGACAATGGTATGTCCACAAATCTATAATACAATTTGAAATCAATTCTTGCCAGGTCGATGGTGTTAGTAGCAATCAGGCCCAATCTAAAAGAGTCTGCAGTAAGCAGGTATCCGAATCCATCCATCGTTTGGAACTGGTAACGTGTAGGTGCACCAAAGGCCGTTAGAAAGGAGACATCAGTACCTGGTGTAGGTCTCGCACTTGCAATTAGTCTGTAATCTAGGAAGACTCTTGTGTCACTAAATGGCAGTACAGATGTTTGTGGGGTTCCCAAAGCCATCTGGAACTGTATGGTTGTTGATGTATCTTCGAAACTGACGCCTCCTTGTACCATGTCGCAAAAAAGTAGTTCCATGACGGTAGCTCTGTTGCCTATGCTTTTCAATCGAGGTATGGGAGTGTTGATTGTTTTTTGAACGAAAACAGTGGCTGTATTCATTGCAATGAACCCACTCAAAAAGTTTGGGAAGTCATCTCTGGTCTTCCTTCTTCTCGACATGTTAGGCAGACTTCTTGTTCGCGTTAGCTTCCTTTTTTTTATTTGTTTTGTTTGACTACGCTTTTTAGCCGGAACAGAACGGCGTCTCCTTCGTTTCTTTTTTTTCCGAAATAGGTTCTTCGAGCCTGCAGGAAGAAACTTCCCCTTCGCGTCTCGAGGTAGTGTTCTAGCAAGCTTTTTACCTCTTGCTACTCGCTTTGCTGACTTGCGTCGCCGGCGCTTTCGTTTGTTTCTTGGCATCACCGATCATTGTTGGAAAAACTAACACTTAGTATTATTATATACTTTTCCTGGAAATGAATCAGAGTCCAATCCAGTCCAATTCACTGAAACTGAACATCACTTGCCTGTATCCCCCTTGCGCCTGTCGTGCTGAGTCAAACTATAGATGCCGAGCGCAGCGGGACGGTTAAGAAAATTCCCGGAAATAAACCGCTTTTCCGTTTTTCCCCGGGAACCACAATCGGTCCGCGGCGCTCAGGTACAAGGGTGTGGATTTCGTGGGAGTTGGGGTAAGTATTACCCCCAACTTCTTAGTCCATTCTGCCGGTGTCACACATTGTTACGAGGTCACCTAGCTAGTCACGCGACTGCGGAAGCCCTGTCATGTCTAAGTATAGAGGTCCACGTAGATCGTATTGGTGCTTCACCATCAACAACCCTGAAGAATGGAGGATGTGGGACACACTACCTAAGGGAGTTACCTATATGACTTGGCAGGTTGAGCGAGGGACCGGGTTAGGCACAACGCATCTTCAAGGTTACCTTGAGTTGGAACAAAGTCAGTACCTTTCTTTCCTTTTGAAAAAGGTGTCTGCTAGGGGACACTTCGAGTTTAGAAGGGGAACACAGGAACAAGCCATTCAGTACTGTAGAAAGGCGGAGACACGACAAGCGGGACCATGGGAGTTAGGCACCAAATCAGAACGTAACGAGGAAGGAACCCAAGGAGGGCGAAACGACATCGTGGCATTTAGAGATCTTATACGGAACGGTACACATGCTGAGGAACTGTGGGACCTGATGCCGATGTGTATGGCAAGGTATCCGCGTATGTACTTGCAGCTCAAAAGTACCATTCGACCTCATAGGGAAAGGGATCTCTCGGTTACGCTTCTGTATGGAAAGACGGGTAGGGGCAAAACACGCTTGGTGTACAGCAACTGGGAGGACAAGAAGGAGTTCTGGAGATGGGTGATCCCCAACACTACTGTCTGGTTCGATGGGTATGACGGACACACTCTATGTTTGCTAGATGATTTCGCAGGTAAGAAGTCCAAAATGTCACTTGTTATGTTATTGCAAGTGCTAGATCGTTACCCTGTAATGCTCCCGGTGAAGGGCTCTTTTATATGGTGGATGCCAGACCATATAGCGATCACTACGAACATCCATCCTAAAAACTGGTACAACTACGTCGGTAGAGAGGAGCAATACAGAGCGCTAGTTCGAAGGGTGACAGAGGTTCTAAGCTTCGATGTTAAGAAGGAGGATGGGGGATGGGAGCCTTTCAAAGAGGGACCCGGGTTCTGGTACGACCCTTTACTGTATCCCGAGCCTCCTGTTGTGGATCTAAGGTGTAATGATGAGGAACTTTGGAAGGGAGATTTCATCAACAGGTGCTTGGAAGGTGATGAAGAGAAGGAAGTATGTCCGATTTGTGATCAAGACAAAGCTCTTAGTGTGGAATGTACGTTCAGATACTGTGAAA